TATCAACAAACACCTGGTCAACAGGCTTTGTCCTGTGTCCGGGGCGTTAGCGGGGATGTCTTAAAATGAAAATACCGGCCAACCTGAAAATCCTGGGACATAACTACACTGTCAAAATAGACCCTGTGTCAGCACGACATACTCATAACACTTCAGGCACATGCTGTTCGTCAACGCAGGAGATAGAGCTAGACAGCAATGCGCCGGAATCGTCGCAAGCAGAAACCCTACTGCATGAAATTTTTGAGGCGCTTAAATATCATCTCGACATGAGCGACGTCCTAAAACACGATACACTAAGTCAGTTATCAGAATGTTTATTTTGTGTAATGCGCGACAATGAGTTAAATTTCTGTGCGCCGGTAAAATCTGGAGGCGTCAAAATATGTCCGAAACCGGGCCCGTAATGTGCCCTGAATGCAAATTTGCAAGAGATCTGTTGGGGTGATAATGGCACCAAGGGGAAAAGACAGAAAGTTAACCATTAAGCAGAAATTGTTCTGTAAGCACTACCTCGTTGACCTGAATGCGTCGCAGGCGGCGCTGAAAGCAGGATATTCAACGAAATCAGCTCCTTATATTGGGTATCAATTGCTTCAAAAAGATATAATCAAAAAAGAAATCCAGCGAAGGATGGATATAAGAGCCGAAAAATTCAATATCGATTCAGACACTATTTTAAAAGAAATCTGCAAGCTTGCGTTCATCGATGCGTCAAAGTTGTTTGACGATGACGGGAATCTAATACCTGTGCACAAACTTCCTAAAGAAGTCTCAGCAGCCATATCAAGCATTGAGGTTGTCACAAAGAACAAACCCGGACATGATGGGTCTGACGTTGAATACACGAGCAAGATTCGCCTTTGGGACAAAAAAGGCAGCCTTGAATTATTGGGGAAACACCTGAAGCTTTTCACGGATAAGCTGGAAGCCTCCGGGCCTGGCGGTAAGAACCTATATCCTGATAAAATAGAATGGGTGGTTAAATCAGTCGAAGATGCCAACGATAAACCCTGAAATAGCAGATATCATGCTGCCAATGCTAGCGGACGCACAGTATAAAATTCTATATGGCGGCAGGGCGGGGATGCGCTCCTGGACGATAGCGAGGATACTTTTGTGCGAAGGGTACGCCACTTCCCACAGGGTTTTATGCACAAGGGAGATCCAGAAAAACATCAAAGAATCTGTGCACCAACTTTTAAAGGATCAAATAGAGCTTCTGGGCCTATCAGCCGCTTATGACGTTTACGAAACAGAAATCAGGAGCACGGTAAACGAGACTAAATTCATGTTCGCTGGGTTGTCGGATCATACAGCAAGATCAATCAAAAGCTACGAGGGGGTGACAAGAACATGGTGCGAAGAGGCCGAGGCAATCACAAAGCGTAGCTGGGGGATACTTTTACCGACAATATTCAGAACCCCAATTAGCCAACTTCTCGTATCATTTAACCCCGATCTTGAAACTGATGATACATACGTGAGATTTGTAAAAAACCCGCCTGAAGATGCTATCGTAATCCACACGACATATCGGAATAACCCATGGATGCCTGAAGCTTTGACGAAAGAGCGGTTAAAATGCAAGCAAGATGACCCTGATGAATATGATCATGTCTGGAACGGCAAGTGCCGGCCGGCAGTGGAAGGGGCTATTTTTTTCAAACAGATCGCAGAGGCAGAAAGGCAAGGCAGGATATGCAACATTCCATATAATCCAATGCTAAAAGTCCATTTAGTGACTGACATTGGGAAAGGGAATTCATTATTTGTCGCCTTAATTCAAGTCCATATGTCAGCAATACAAGTGATAGAAAGCATCGATGGCGGCTATAACGATTGGGGTACGTTGTCGGCAGACCTGAAAAAGAAAAATCTAAATTGGGGAAAATGGTGGCTACCTCATGATGGTTACACCAGTACTATCAACAGCGGTGGTAAAAGCACAGAGGATATATTGAAAGCGCTGAATTGGGATGTTGCTCCAAAGGATGAAATAGTACAGTTATCAGTCGAAGAAGGAATAAGAAACGCAAAACTTCAGTTCCACAGGATGTATTTTGATAAAAATAAAGCTGCAAGTATCGTTGAATGCGGGAAAAGGTATAGAAGGCACATTAGCAAAACAACAGGGGTTGAAGCCAACCCGTTAGCTGATGAGTTCGCTCATGGCGGTGACACAATAAGATATATATGCTGTAACGCTGATAAAATGGCCAACGAGGAAACCATGCCGCTAAGTTCAGGCCTGGAAAACTACTATCAACCGTCGGACGATTACATAGGGATATGATACCATGGAAAAAAAAGTCTACACCAAAAAGAAAAAGGAAGTTGCGAAGTTTGTAACCCGCATTGAGCTTGACAACGAGATGAAATCATTGGCAAAGAAGATAGAGGATCTGTCAAGAAATCACCTTCAGCTATGCAAAGAACTTGGTGAATTCATCGGCCGGTACAACGAGAACGTCAGGCGCACGAATGAAGCCCTGGCACAAATCTCGAACGCATTCGGAAACGGAAACGATGTTTCAGCAGAATTCAGCGGAAAGATAGGAAATGGATAAAACAGATAAGACGCAAGGTGGGGAGCGTGTAAAGCGGATACTCGCGCTCGCGGAATCCCTTTTAACAAAACGTGATGAGGCGATCCAGGCCCGGGCATCAGACGGATGTGAACAAAGATGGGTAGAGGACGAAAAAATCTATAACGAGGCTCTTTCCGCAAACCAGGACGGTTCCCCACCATCTCCAATGATGGATTATGTGACCGGAAAGGTGATCAGGCCGCAGTCGAATGCCACAAAAAAGGGATCAAAGGTAGTTGTCAATGTCATACGGGGTCGTACAGAGGTATGCGCCGGCAGGTTCTCAGACACCATCATGCCGACAAATGACCGTAATTGGGGATTAAAGGCAACTCCGGATCCTGATATGGACGGTGCTATGGCCGACACCAGCCCAGCCGTGGATATAAACGACAATATGGTAGTTGATGAGCAGTCAGGCCAGCAAATACGAATATCCGACATAGCCAGGAAAAAGAAGGAAAAGGCGGATAAACGCATGGCCGGTATGGAAACATACATCGACGACCAACTGACAGAGTGCAAGTTCAACGCTGAATGTCGGAAAGTCGTTTTTAACGCTGCAAAACTCGGTACCGGAGTGCTCAAGGGCCCTGTTGTTGTCAGGCGTATCCAACGGAAATGGGTAGAGACAAAGGACGAATCAGGAAGCGCATGGAGCCAAGAACGAATCGAACAGCGCAAGCCGGAATCATATTCAGTCGATCCGGACTGTGTATATCCTGCCCCTGGTTGCGGTGACAATATCCGGAAGGCGCCATATATCTGGGAACGCGGCACAATCCTTCCCCGGGAATTGCGTGACCTGAAAAAAATGGTCGACCAGGGTTATATTCCGGAACTCATTGAAATTGTTCTTTCAGATTCCCCTAAAAGGACAACGACTGTTCCGATCAAGGGGCAGCCGGGGAAGTATGCTGTCAATCAGGACGTTGTTTCATCCGGGCTTGCGTACGAAAAATGGGAATACCACGGAGACGTTGACAAAGAAGACCTGATCGCAATGGGTTGCGACTGCGAAGGCCTCGAAGACGAAAGCTATACCGCCTGTGTGATCATGGCGAACGATATCCCGATCAAAGCCGCTATTTATCCCTGCGACGGGAAAGACCTGATTTATGATTTTTTTCAATGGTCTGAAGTATCCGGTTCAGTATTCGGGTCCGGAAACCCCCGGGCCGCGGCATGGTCTCAGAAAGTCATTACCGCGGCATGGAGGGCTATGATGGATAATGCCAGGGAGATGGCCGGGGCGCATGTCATCAGGTCGGAAAGTGTCACATTGCAAGAAAAAATCGGTTGTATGTCAATGTGGGTCGCTCCCAGGGACATCAAAGACGTTCGGCAAGCGCTCAACGTCATGCAGATTACAAACAACCAGGCAGCATTACAGCAGATTATAGAGCTGGCACTCCGCTTCATGGACATGGAAACCACTACCCCAATGCTGTTCCAAGGTGAAAAGAGAGACATGCCTGAAACACTCGGGCAGACCGATATACTGGTGGATTCTTCCAACGTGGCGAATAGAAACCGTGCTGTTCTATGGGATGATGAAATCACAGTCCCGCACCTCACGCGATATTATGACCTCAACATGCAAGACCCTGAATGCCCATCGGAATACAAGGGTGATTATAATGTTGATCCGAAAGGCGCCCGTATCCTCGTTGAGAAGCAGCATCAGGCGAACATGGTCAAGGACCTGCTTTTGCTGAAGGGTGACCCGGACTTCTCAATCTGGTACGATTGGAAGAAGGGCGCGAAAGTTATTGCCAACATCCTGAAAATGGACATCATGAAATCTGATACCGAGATCAAACAACTCGAAGAAGAACGCCGGCAGCAACCACCCCCATCAGACCCGAGGATCGAAACCGCAAAAATCAAGGCAAGCGGCGAAATGGAAAAGGAAAAACTGCGCCAAAACTTCGATATAGCAGAAATTAAGGCGAAGGAACAGGCCGCAAAGGTCGAGCGAGACCACGAAATGCAGTTGAAACAATTCGACTTTGCTATTAAACAAATGGAGATGGCGGAGGAAAGCAAACTAACACTTGCAGACTTGAAAGCCAAATTAACCGAATCGGCATACAAACTAAATCTTCAGCGGGAACTATCTGTTGTGAAGACGAAACCGGCCGAGCAGGTGGCAACTCCTGTTTCTGAGCCCGGGCAACGTGCAGCACCGGGGGAGGCGTTTCAGCAATGAAAATATGTGAATTAGTATCGTATATAAAACCGAATGAAGTCGATAGGACAATGGAATTACCAAATTTTATGCCTGTAGATCGATATGCAGAAACTCCAAAATATGGAAAAGAGATAGGATGTACTGGAAGATGTACGGAACCGTTCAGGTTCGATCGTACAAGAGGCAAATATGTAGCAAACTTTGAAGTATCTGAACGGTTCGTTTTGCTGGAACAAGGGAACGCTTTCCAATGATAAAAGATACGAACCGCCCAAAATGCAATTAAGAATTTTAGGGCAAGACGTAAAATTCCGATAAGAATTTTAGGGCAAGACGTAAAATTCCGATGTTTGGTTTTTACGCGGCAAATGAAAGGGCCCTCCAGATTGAGCGAAAAAATAGAAACATTGATAGACAGCCTGATAGACGAGTTCTGGAAGTCTGGAACCAAAGACACATTGATTGAGGCAAAAAACTCTAAATGTTTCCTGTTTCCGCCCCTAACATGTTTCGAGAAACATATGTTAGGGCGGACGGTCTTGAGCACTAATGGAAACATATTTTTATTTAATGATAACCAATAGATATAGTATAAATGTTTCCTGAAGTTTCCACCGATGTTTCCAGGAAACTTTTCCCGGCATGTTTCCATAAAAGTTTCCATCTTTAAAATGGAGGTACAATGAAAAGCCTAAAACTAACCAAAGCTGAAAAGAAAGAGATGTATGATAGCCCGGTTGCCGCCTCAAAGACAGAAGATTATGGCGGTCCGGAATATCCATACGGCACCCGCCTTGATTTCGATGGGAAGCTGGTTGACAAGCTCGATATCGGAGATCTGAACGTCGATGATAAGGTGATGGTCCGTGCAGTCGGCAGAGTCGTTTCGAAATCGGTTAATGACAGCGACCGGCAGGACGGCCCAAGGAAACGTATTGAAATTCAGATGACAGCCATAGAGATCGGTGAGGACCTGGATGTCAAGACCCGTGAGCGGAAAGAAATGTGGGACGAGATGGAGGATTGATGAACAAAAAAAAGACAGATGTGAACTTGATTTTCACAAATGTAACCTCCTTTTTCACATTAATATAAGGAAGGCATGTCCAGAATTCTATGAGTTTATTCAAGAAAAAGAAACAAAAGCCCCAATCATTCGGAACGTTAAACCCGGAGCACTCATACCTGGAACCGGCGTCATCTACATGGGTATTTATCAAGGCATGGGCAGAGAAACGTCTTAAAACGGCCACAGACGAATGTATCAGCCGTTCAAACGACGAACTGGATACCGAGTTTTACCGGGGACAGGTAAGAATCCTTCAAGACCTTATCGCCTTGCCTGAAACTAGCGAAAAAAAGTCCGGACTATTGGAGATGCTATCGAATGACGAGATCTGAAGCTGAAAAACTAAAAGCTGAACTTGAATCGCTTTTTAGCTCGTATGGTCTGTATTACACGATAGAGCTTGACAACAGACCGGAATTAAGGTATATACGATTCAAAGAAGTGTCAATTAAAGTTGATAACACTGAGTCAAAAAACCCTAAAAAGGATTATAGCAATGTGAATTCATTCAGAAAAACGCCTACAAAGACGCAAAGACCTACATGGAAGACATGCTAAGGAATATAGTTAAAAAGTAGCCACAAACATAACAGGCAACGACCACTATTTAAGGGCTCCTGATCATTATGATCGGAGCCCTTTTTTTATTCAACGCGCCGGAAACGCCGCAAGCCACCCCTGGAAACATGGGTGAAGGAGGTAAACGATGCCATCGGAAGAGGAGATCAAAGAGCAGCAGGAAGAAAGGGCCAAAGCAGCAGCGGAAATCTGGGAGACTGACGAAACGCCTGGTACACAAGCCACGCCGAAACCCCCAGAGGAAAAAGAGACGAAACCAAGTGAACCGACCGGAGAAGAGGGGAAAGACGACGAATCCACGGAGACACCCCAGGAAGATGCCTGGGAAGGTGTCAGCCCTGGTCTACGCAAGACCCTTGAAACAATTCAATCAACGGTTGAATCCGGAATAGGGAGTTTGGATCAACGCCTCAAAAGCGCTGAAGGCCGCATCGGTGCAATGCACAACGATTATTACAACTCCAAGCAGAAGGAAGCTGAAGCCGCCAAAAAGAAAGCTGAAGAAGATGCAAACAAACCGACCCCTGAAGAATTGGAAGAAACGGAGCGCAGCAAGAAAGCCCTTGCAGACCTCAAGGAGAGCGATCCGGAGCTTTACAATGCTATCACGGGTACGGCAAAGAGTCTAGACGCAAAGGTCAAAGCTCTTGAGGATCATGTTCAACAGCTTAAAGATTCAAAGGCGGAACTCGAAAAGAAACAAGCTGAAGGTAGTTTGACTCAGAAAGAGACCAACTCCCTGGCGAGAATCGAGCGTTTGGAGGCCGAAATCCAGTTAAGTGATGATTTTCCCGGCTGGAAAAAAACAATCGTTACCGATGAGTATAAAACCTGGCTCGAAAAACAACCCGATGACATCAAAAAACTTACGGCAAGTTCAAAGGTCGAGGATGCCGCAACGGTTTTAAAAGCCTACGGCGAAGCGAAAAAAGAAAAACCAAAAAAATCAGCAGCCGAGATCAACGCAGAAAAAGAGGCTAGGCTGAAAGCTTCGGAGACGACACAAACAAGTCGTGGAAAGGTCAATGACAAAGGCTTTGACGATCTTCCCCCCGAGGAGCAACGCCGGGTCGTATGGAAGCAGATCGAGGCAGAGGAGACATAAACCATGGGTATGCAACAGTATGCAACACCAGTAGCCAGTAGAAACACTCAGTATGTCGAGCTCAAGCTCCTGAAAGAAGTCGAAACTATTCAGGCGCTTGGAAAGTTCGGTATGATGAGGGAGCACCCCCAGAGAAACACGAACACCGTTTCTTTCCGTCGATTGGATCCGTTCAATATGTCATCGACAACCGGCGCCCCTCAAATCACCCCGGCGAACTTCATTTACGCCGAGGGTACAACCCCTGACGCAAACACCGTAGACTTTACGGATGTTACCGTCACCCTGAACAACTATGATGTCCTCTTCAAATACTCAAGCGATTCCGCTTTGATGTATGAGGACAACATTCCTGATGCCATGATTCGGCAGACCGCCCGGGTAATCGCGGAAATCGCGGAACTTGTGGCCTATGGCCAGGTAAAAAGCGGATCGAGCGTTATCTATGCCAACGGTAGCGCACGATCAAGTGTTAACTCGAAAATCACGCTCCCGAAACTGCGGCAGGCAGTCAGGGCCATGAGCAACAACCGTGCAACTCCTGTTACCAGCATGATCAAGGCAGGCCCGGACTTCGGTACCGGCACGGCGCCGGAAGGGTACATCGTATTCTGTTCGACAGATTGCTCCGCTGATATTCGGGATCTACCGAATTTCATTTCCAAAGAGGCCTACGGGTCCGCAGTGAAAAAACTGCATAATCGTGAAATCGGTGTATGTGAGGAATTCAGGTTCATCGTTTCCCCGTTGTTCACTCCGTTCCTGGCAGGTGGTGCCGCGATAGGAACCACAGGAATGCTTGCCGCAGATGATACGACCCTCGATGTCTACCCGATGGTAGTCATGGCGGAAGACGCCTGGGGCCATGTTTCCCTGAAAGGTTATGGATACTCCGGTGTTACACCGACCCATATCAGGCATGATCAGAAGAACCACGCCAACCCCGCAGGGAAATTCGGGTATGTCGGCGCAGGCTTCTATTACAACTCCGTCAGGTTGAACGAGAACTGGATGCAGCGCATTGAGGCTTGTGTTACCGACCTTGACGCATAACCAAACTTTGCCCGGTCTAATAAAAGGAGGACCACATGAGCAAACTTATGCAGTACATTAAAGACATTGCCGACCCGAGGGCTCAAAAGTCCATTTTGGCAATGCTGTCGGTCGGGAATAAGTACGAAACCCTTGCCGTTGGCGATTCCATCCCTGGTGCTGGATCTGCGGGGTACGCAGCAGGATGCAAGTTCATTCTACCTAATGCAACCCTCGGTATGTGCCCGAGATGGATTAATATCGGCTCACCGAGTTCGGCCCTGTTCGTGCCTGACGGCCCGGTGCTTGGGTATGGGTTTAAATACGCAGGCATCAAGGACGCGACAGACGGAAGCCAGACGGATGAAGTCTTACTGGATCTGTGCGAGGAAAACGACATTCCTCTTGTCGGATGGTTCGCCGGCAACGACGCAGACCAGCCGGAGGCGATTGTAACAGCCGGGAAATCTTTTCTACAGCTGGCAACAAGCGCCGATCCTTCCACGGTCCATGACTATCAATATGCCGTTATGCGCAACAAATGCGTTCCTGAGTGGGACATATTCGCAGCCGGGACGCATACAACGGTTGGCGGGGACGATACGGAAACCATCACCGTAACCGGTGCGCAGGCGGGAGATAAGGCACTTGTCTGTTTCGGGGACACGGACGATACCGACACTATCGAGCAGGCGCAAGTATCTGCGGATACACTCACTGTCGTTTTGTCCACAGACCCGAGTTCAACCCATGTACTCAATTACGTGATTTTGAGGCCGCGGGGAACTTTCAAGCCGTCTCATTACATTGCGTATGCCGGTATTCACACTTCCGTCGCGGACGCAGTAGCTACCCCGTATTCAAACGACATAACGGTAACAGGGGCGTTGACCACGGACCTGCCCATAACTGCATGGGGGGTTACGGATGACACAGACTCTATCGTCAAGAGTTATGTATCAGCCGCGGGCATATTGACCTGTGAATTCAGCGCGAACCCTTTGACGGCCCATAAGATCAACTATGCTCTCTTAAGGGCTTACCCGTCCTAAACAGGGTGACACAACAAACAGGAGGATTTTAAAAATGTTTAACTTAAATGATGACCAAGTAAGAGGTGGAACCCTGTGCCTGAGCAAAGCTGGACTTGCTATTGGCGGGACTTCCACGAAAGTTCAATTTTCAGCGCCGAATGGTGCCGGAGTTGATTTCTGCATCGAAGGTATCGCCTATCATAAGGCAGATGCCGACGATGTTTGGACGCTTTCCGGGGACGCCGTGAATCCCGATGCCGACACCGCATCTATGTGCCTGTTCCTGCTCGGACTCAACGCATCCGGTACTATGAAGGTAGTGCAGGGCGATACGTATGAGACGGCAGATATTTCCAACGGCCTGAAGACAATCCAGTGGCCGAAAATGACAGAAGGGTATTGCCCTGTTGGTGCGGTCCTGGTCGAAGTTACATCAGCAACGACATTCACGCCCGGGACAACTGCATTGAGCGCAGCCGGGGTTACTGATACCTACATCGACATTTTCGCGCTTCCGACAGTTGGGCTCGGGTCCAGCTATTGCGCGTAGCCGGCAACAGGTAAGTATCTAAAATGATAATACCTATCCGTTCGCATAGTGTAGACGGATAGGTATTTTTTTTAAAGCAAGGAGGCGTTATGCCAAAGCAAAAAACCATAGATGTTGAAGGAACCAAAACAGACACGCTCCCGGAATATGGAGCACAAGAGCCTATCGAGTCTGTCCAAGGGCCTGATTTCAAAACCGCAGCCGAGAAAGAAGCTTTCATGCAAGAGAAGCTTGTTGTCGTCGTTGCAACTACCACAGACAAATCACGCCCGAAAGTCATCGTCCCGCAGGTAAACGGTATCAATCAGCCACTCGTCAGGGGCGTAAAACAGACCATCAAAAGGAAATATGTCGAGGCAATGCTCCGGAACAGGGTAACCCGGTATGAGCAGGTAACCCCAAACCCTATGACGCCGGAAAAAAAGATTATGCAGGAAGCATCCGAGCTTGCCGAGCCGTTCCAGATCGTTTACGACCCGAACCCTAAAGGCCCTGCATGGGCAGAAGCTATAATGGCCGAAAAATGACAAGACTCCAGCTTTTACAGGCTCTATGGCTTGAAGCCGGCGCCAGCGGTGATGAGCCGACATCATCCGAAAGCCAAACCGGGGAAACCGGAAGACTCGTTTCCTGGAATGATAACGCCTATTACCGAATACAGGCGCTTCATTACGATTGGGATTTTTTACGTGATGATTTTTCTTTCACGACAACTGACGGGACGCAGACCTACACGCCAGCAGCTGCCGGAGCCTCTGAGCTTGGGAACTGGAAGACTGATGATGTAAGGCTCTATTCATCTGTAAATGATGAGGCATGGATTGATTTCACACCATGGGATGAATTCAGGAGGATATATCTATTCGGCAGTGCGCGGGCACTTGAAAGAAGGCCAGTCGCATTCTCGATTAAACCAAATAACTCAATAATCTTAGGCCATACCCCTAACGATGAATACACAGTGAACGGGGAATATTGGAAACGTCCTCAAACAATGACTGCAGATGACGACGAGCCATTAATACCCGATCAATTCCAATGGGTAATTGTTTGGAGAGCATTGATGTTCTATGGGGTGTATGAAGGCGCGGATGAGCTATATTCTCATGGTGAGAAAGAATACCTGAGAGCATTGTCCGAACTTGAACTTGACCAACATCCACTTCCGGGATTAAGTGAGCCACTTGTATGAGTTTAGGAGTTCCAAGACCGAATAAGCGGGCTGTCAGAGGACAACCACGCGAAAGATACTATTCTCTGCAAGGAGGAGAAGACCAAATATCTCCTCCGAACAAGGTTTCCCCGGGGTCGCTTATTTTTTCTCTCAATTACGAGTGCGATGAGGGGTCAAGGTATAAACGATTCCAAGGATATGAAGCATACGATGGTCATAATAAGCCATCGGACGCTTCCTACTGGATTCTGAACTTTGACGCATCTGATGCAGCGTTCACGGCCGAAGCTACAGTCACCGGCCAGAGCTCAAGCGCTACCGGCATTCTTTTAACCCAGGTAGTTGAATCAGGCTCTTATGGTGGGTCTGATGCCGCTGGGTATCTGGTTCTTACTGAGGTATCAGGCACATTCGAGGACGATGAGAATCTACAAGAGTCGGCAGTTACAAAAGCGGTGGCTAACGGCACGGCGAACGAGAGATACGGGTCAACATCCACGCTGGACGATACGTATATCCAGGCTGCAATTGAATATGCAAGAGACCAGATAGCAGCCGTACCCGGATCAGGGAACATATTAGGCGTGTGGCAATATAATGGTGTCAAGTACGCTTTCCGAAATAATTCAGGCGGTACGGCAGCTGTTATGCATAAATCGTCAACGAGCGGTTGGACCGAATGCGATCTCGGGAATACAATTGCTTTCACCAGCGGAGGAACGACAGAAGTATCCGAAGACGATGTTCTTGTCGGCGCTACCAGTGGGGCAAGCGCGACAGTTAAAAGAATCATTGTAACTTCAGGCACATGGGCAGGAGGAGACGCTGCTGGCACTTTTATACTTTATTCTCAAAGTGGTACGTTTGAGGCAGAAAATCTAAATATATCCGGAGGCGCATCAAATGTAGCAACAATCGCCAGTGATTCAACAGCTGTTACCCTTGCCGCTTCCGGTCGATATGAATTCATAAACCATAATTTCTATGGGGCTTCTGATTATTACCGAATGTACGGAGTTGATGGAGCGAATAAAGGCTTTGAATGGGACGGGTCCACTTTTGTTCAGATAACAACCGGGATGGCGGTTGATAAACCAACCCATCTGGCGGCTTTTAAAAAACATCTGTTCTTCGCGTTTCCAGGCGGTTCTTTGCAGCATTCTTCCCCTGGCACACCGTATGAATGGGACCCGGTTACCGGAGCGGCGGAATTAGGAATAGGCGATGATATAACAGCTCTTATGGTGGTACCTGGTGGCACACTCGCTATTTTATCCAGGAATTCAACAAATTTCCTGAACGGCACAAGCGTTGACGATTGGACACTTTCAGCACTTTCTGAAGAGTCGGGTGCAATAGAGTGGACTGCTCAAATGTTGGGAAACAACGGAATCTATCTTGATGATAGGGGCGTGACGTCTCTTGCAGCCGTTCAGGAATACGGTGATTTTAAAGCGAACACAATCGCCACGCAGATGAAGCCATTTATTGACCGGAAAAAAGAAAACGCCCAATGCTCGTTAAGAGTCAGAAGTAAAAATCAGTATAGATTATTTTTCGATGATAAATACGGGGTTACAATTACTTTCAGCGGAAATAAGGTCATTGGCGTGACCAGAAGTCTATACGAAGATCAGCCGATATGCAGTGTATCAACAGAGGACGCTGACGGTAACGAAGAGTTGTTTTTTGGGTCTGATGATGGGTTTGTTTATCAACTCGATTCGGGTACTTCAATGAATGGCAGTGCCGTTACTGCGATTGCAAGGACTCATTATAACCACTTGAATTCGCCTTCAAATAAAAAGCGATTCAGGCGAATGATCCCTGAAATTGATGGCCCGGTAGATGCGTCAATATACGTGTTTGCGGCTTTTTCATATGGCGAAGCTGAGAACACTCAACAGCTTATTTCTGAATATTCCGGCGAAGATGTCATGGACTATCTCGTCGATATGTATAATGGCAACCTCAGCATTCTTCAAACATATTCCGGTGGTGGAATTCTTGGTATGTCAGAATTGGGCGCATTCAGGCTCGGAGGCAGCGCGGTAGGTTCCGGTACCGTATCGATCAACGGAAGCGGAACGAATATTGCCTTTGCGTTTGTATCAGAGGCGATTTATGCTGAACCGCATACCTTGCAGGGAATAACAATACATTATGATATTAGGGCATTTAGACGATGAGTAACGGATATTTTACATTCACATCGACCAATCTTGCGGACGGAAGAATCGCATATGCCGCAACGTGGAGAGTCGTTTTCGATGCGATCGAAGATGGGTTTGATCTTTTACCTACAGAGGACCAGATTAAACTCGGATTAACCCAGTATGGAATCGATTCCGGAACAACTAATGCCCATATCATCACAATGCCCCATGCCCCTGATGAATATAAAGATGGCATGGTCGTAAAATTCAAGGCCGCAGAAACAAATACCGGCGCAGCGACGGCAAATGTTAACAACCTCGGAGTTGTAACGATTACAAGGCAATCCGGCGGGACTCTTCAGCCTGGTGACATAATCAAAGATAAGTTTGCAGCGATCCAATATAATTCTACTTCTGGTAATGCAGAGCTGCAGAGCATGACCGGTGACGCAGCTCTTCAGGATGTTGTCGAAGCAATCGCGGCGATAGCGGCCGGGTCCGGATTGGTGATATCTGAAGACGATACGACCCCAGGCACTCATGAAAACAAGGTTGTTTCGACTGATGGATCGGTCGCGCTCAGCACGAACAACGAAGGGGCAAATGAGACAAGGGACCTCTCAGTCGCCACTTATGTAGGTGCTCAGGTAGCAACTAAAATAGCTAATGTTGTTGAGGATACAACCCCGCAATTAGGCGGAGAACTGGACTGCCAGGCGCATTCGGTAGGGTTTACGGTAAACACCGTTTCAGGGACGGGCACTGTCGGTGTGGACTTACGTGTTGGGCATAAACACTTTTTTACATTCGGTGCGGGGGACGCAGCTTTCAGCTGGACCGCTCCGTCAAAATCTGGCACGCACACTTTATGGATAAAGCAAGACAGTATCGGCGGCAGGACTATTACAGACTGGGACGGCGTTTTATGGCCTCAAGGAGTGGCGCCGATATTATCTACCGGCGCGAACGAAGTTGACATGGTGACGCTGGCATACGACGGGACCTCCATTTACGGTAATTATGGTGCGGGGAATTATTCATGACGGTTTATGGCACAGGCGCTGACGGTAATGTGGTGATAAGCACCGATACCACTTTAACCGGGGTTAAGAATTATAATAATCTAGTCGTTAACACCGGTGTCACGCTTGATACCGCGGGATACACGGTCCATGTTAAAAACCAGTTATATATATATGCTACCGGAGTTATTACAGATTCGAGCACAAACGAAGGAACCGGCGGTGCCGGTGGCGTGTGGGTAGGTGACGGGAATAATGGCAACAACGGTTCGAACGGCACAAGCGGTGGCGGTGGCGGCGGGCCAAGCGGCGGCGGTGGTGGTCGTGTGGTCGTTTATGCTCATGGTATAGCCTATGGCGGGTCCGGAAACGCAGGTGGAGACGGTGGGGACGCAGGCGGTATAGTTATTATAAAAGCGAAACAGTTTATTAATTATGGCACGGTTCATGCTAACGGAGAAGACGGTCAGAACGGCGGCGCTATCCAAACGCTCGCTTACTATATATCCGGTGGTGGGTATGACTATGCAGGAGGTGGTGGAGCAGGTGGCGGCGGTGGCGGAGGCCAGGGCGGTACAGTTGATATCACATACGAAACAAGGGTAATGGGGACGGTTACGGCCAATGGCGGCGCTAAAGGTTTGGCAGGCACGCAGTCTAACGGCCATATTGTTTATAGCGGGGACGCTGCTAATGAAGTTACTGAGCCAGGCACGGCAGGCACAAACGGGTCCGGAGACAGCGGTGGCGGGGACGGTGGTACGGCCGGAAACGGTGGGGATTACGAGTATGATATTGGCGCGTCAGGAAACGGTGGGACCGGTACGGACGGCCAGGACGGAGCGGCCGGCACGGTTAACTGGACACAAACATACGATACGTACAGCGGTGGTATGCTTGGGTGTGAATTTTAAAGAGAGGTAAATATGCTTACTCAAGGCTGGTGGAAAAACAAAGATACGGATGAGATAGCTTACGGCCCATCAAATAATTACGAGGGTTGGACAGCTATGGCAATTCCTTCTTCTGGTGCGCCGAGTTCAGATCCTTCCATAGTCCGGAACTATCTTGTCGAAGCTGAAAAAGCCGGGGTGGGATACGAAACGCCATACGGTACAGTTGGAAGTGATGTGTTCAAGAAAAACACCGAAGGGTTTAGCCCGGGTGGGTGGACCGCTCAAGGGCCAACTAAAAGTAATAATATCGCAACAAGGTCTTTACTCGGTGGTGATTTGCAAGGATATCAGCAGGGAGGAAACCAAACGGCTCCCGGTGGCGGTGTCTCAACTCAACCGGCAAATCCGCCTGTTTCAAGTGGCCCTCAAGCGCTGTCAACAAACGATTTAATGGCAAAGTCAGACCCTGAATACACGGTCGAAGGGATACTGAATCGGATAACCAATTCGGACAGCCATTATATTAGGTCTGCCAGGTCCGGAGCTGCAAGGACTGCAAACGCAAGAGGTTTGCTTAATACCAGCATAGCGGCTGGATCCGGAGAAAAAGCGGCGATTGAATCAGCCCTTCCGATAGCCCAGCAGGATGCAAACTCTTACCAGACAAACCTGAATACCGCACAACAAGGAATGATAACGTCAAAGCTTTCATCTCAGGAGGCGATGCAGGCTGCTCTTGCAAAGGCCAAGGAGTATGAATATCAGGCGAATCTGTATAGATTACAAGGTGATATAAATTCAGCACTTCAGGCGCAGGGTGCAGCTGAAACCCTACGACAATCCGCGGCGGATTATCAGGAAGCTTCTCAGTTGTCCACACAGGAATTCAATCAGACGGCCGCAATGTCTGCACAGCAATGGACACAAGAAACAGCGCTTCAGAATAACCGTCAAAACTGGCAAACGCTCGAAAACGAAGCAGTCCGGGCGCATGATATAACCAGTTGGAATCTTGACCGACAGAACAACTTCGGGGTAGCAGCAAACAATCTATTCGCGCAATATTCGGTTGACCGAACTAATATCTTGATGAGTCCTGATTTCGATACGGAACCTGATAGGCAGGCGGCGCTTGATTACCTCGATGCAGCTTTCAGGTCGGATCTGAATATGCTTGCTTCAACGTATGAGGTTATGCTCGATTGGGGAGAAGAAGAGCCGGGAGACCCGGGCGATCAGGGTGGAGGGACAACAGAGACAGGAATAGGCGTGGACACAGAAAACCAGGATAGTAACATTGATAATAGCGAGTTGTCTGCATCTGAAATAGCAGCCATGGGAGGTCAGGACGTAATCTCAAAATATAAAGATGAAGGGTATTCAAACGCTCAAATAAGAGTTTTAAAAAGCTTGTGGATAGAATTAAATCCTGACCAATCTTTCGAATCATGGATGGGGAAAATGCAAACAGTCAGTGAATCCGAAACATTGACCGATAAAGAAATAGAAGTAATGGGTGGAAGAGATGTCATCAACCAGCTGAAAGAAAAGTACCCGGGGCAGCCGGAGGCAATTTTCAGGACATTTCTCTTCAGGTGGAAGCGGTCTCTTACAACAAAGCCATTGATTACCTGGATGGAAGATACTGGGTATTTTAATCAAAATCCTTGGGGCGGTCAGTATATGGAAGAATAAATATGGACGTACGGAAAATAACAGACCCATTAGAAGCATGGTCACCGATTATGAAATATATGTGTGATGATACCGGGCCATCACTCCCAGACGGTGATTTTTTGGGCGTATTCGATGGCGAACGAATGGCCGGCGCTTTTTTGATAAAATCAATAAATGGGTACTGTTGCGAAATCCATGGGGGTGTCCATCCTTGTTATTGGGGGGAAGGATCAAAAATATGCAGGGATGTAGGCAAAAGCATCTTCACAGAATCAGAATGTTTAAAAATAATATGCATGATACCTGCTTACAACCGCTTGATGATAAAGTGCATAAAGTCGTTAGGAATGAAGCAGGAAGGTAAAATAAAGAACGCATTTATGAAAAAAATGAAAATGCATGATCTTTTAATATTTGGAATAACGAAAGGAGAAGCACGATGCCAGCCTCAATGGTAGGAGGAGCATTTGCAAGTCTTATAGCTGGTGGTACAGCTACTGCTGCAGCTACAGCTACAGCTACCGCAGTCGTTTCAGCTGTTTATACCGGCGCTATTTACGGAGCTGTAATAGGTGCAGCGACTTCAGCCTTGACAGGTGGAGACATATTACAGGGCGCCTTGAAAGGAGCTATCATCGGTGGGATAACCGGAGGCATAGCTAAAGGTTTCTCTATCGCTTCAAGTGGTGGAGTAGGTTCAGGGGGCGGGCTTGCCGGAACTCCCGGGAATATCGGGGAGTCAGCTTTGAAAACGACTGGAGAAGTGGCATCTTCAGCCCAATCAGTCCCGTCAGGACTTCTTGAACCAGGAGTGGCGGCCGACGCACTCGGGAACACAGCTGAATCATTTAATTTGGCAACAAACGTAGTTGAAAAAACTCCTGAGTTGTTGCAGAAAGGCGTCAATTTTATCGAATCAAGGCCGAATGTCGGGCTTCTTGCAGGTCAAACACTTAGCGGTATTGCCCAGGGCGCCATGGAGGGCGAAGCTGCAAATGATCAACTTGCTTTGGCAATGGAACGCGACCGTTTGGCAAGAGACGCGAGGAAAATAAAAGGCATAACTGATTTGAATCTTGAACCAGGGCGACCAACCGTTATGGGGTTTAAATCGCCAACAATTTATAAATACGACCCTGAAACCGGTGGTCTCGTAAAGGTGGGAGCATGAAAGAAGAACAAATGAAAGTTTCAGACGATCAGCAAAAAAAGCATGATATTTTCGTTGGTTACTGCATAAAAGTAGCGAAAAGTCAGCTTTACAAACTGAAGCAGGACCCGAATAAACTCCCAAAACTTCTCGTTACGATTGTAAACCGGGTTGAAGATGAGGCAGCAAAAAACGGGATAACTTTCGATTGGGCTGTAAAATATCATGGGGTAAGGGAATTAATTATCTTCATGATAGACAAATCAGGTATTGAGATTGACGATAAGACTCTTGACCAGATGATCAGAAAAGCGGTTGGAATCTATTTAAAACAAGCTGTTGCATCCGGTAAAATGACAAAAGAAGAGGTTGTTCAGTTGGGCCAGGACATAGAGGGCGGCCAGGGCCAACAGCAAACAGGAATACTCGGAGGGGTTCAAAATGGCTAACACTCTTTTAAGAGGGCTTTTAGGCGGTGCCATGGGCCTTGGCAGTGGTATCACTGAGATATCCCGTAGAAAGCTTGATAAGTTGGCTGAGCGGGCTCGCATGGAAGTTCAGGAAGAGTTTGATATCCGATCTGAAGGTAGGGCAGAAAACCGCCAAGTTGCAGCAGAAAAAAGGGCTTTATCGAACACGTCTGAATTAAAAAAGATGGAAGGCGGGCTTCTAAGATCAGATGTTTCCGGCAAAAGAGCTTTTGAAATGCAAAAACTCGGTGAGCAACATAAAAACAGGTTGGAAGAAATAGCTGCCACTGGTGAGGCAAACGCTAAAGTAGCTGCAGGCAAGCAGATGGCAAAACCTGAAACTGAGCAGGAGCGTCAGGATAGAATCAGTATGTTATCTATTGCATTGGGCGAAAACGGTATTCCTGTAACGATTGGCATCGATGGGTCTATATCAGCAGAAAGAGGGCTTACAGAGGACCAGCAGAAGGTTGTACAATCTTTAGCCGATCAATATGGTTTTAAAATCGGGTTCGGAAACGAAAGAAGGGAAGACCAGCCTGGGCTTTCATTGCTATTTTGGAAAGACAACCCTAAAGTTAAAGATATCACAGGCATAGCTTCAACCGGAGGCCTTTTAGGCGGTAGCGCGAATATGAAAGGTGACTTGACCATTGAGAAGGCAAAAGAGTATATTAAAAAAGCCAATGGAAACGTCGAAAAAGCCAAAGAATTAGCAAAAAAAGACGGATATGAATTCTAATGGGCATTTTTGAAGACGCACTGAATGAAATGAATTCCGAAGAAGATGTATGGTCTGAAGCAAGCCGACAACTTCGAAGCGGTTGGAAGTCTAAGCTCGGTGAGTACGCTCTTGACCTAAGCCAGCCAAATGGCGCTATTGAAGCTGTCGGAACCGGGTTAGCCGCAAGTGCTACCACAGAATTGCCCAGAACGCTTGCAGGCGCAGGCCAGGCGCTTACACGAGTATCGTTACCTCCCTTACCAGGGAATATTGAACTTGAACCCGAGACAATAGACCTCCTAAAAAAACACCATCCGATCGCAGCTTTTCCGTTCATGGTTGAACAGAAAATAAAAGAGTTCAAACAAGGCGCTTTTGATATCGGTGAATCAATAAAAAAATGGGCTGATGAAAAGGAAAAACAATGGTTTGGAGGTAGAACAGAAGAATATGGCCCTGTCAGAAAAACGATCTACGAAGGTGCAAAGATGGCCGCACCTTCACTTATCCCAGCGGTAACAGTTGGGCCGATAGGAACGGCTATGCTCTTCGCTGCTAATCAGTACGAGCAGACAGTTGAAAATGCAGAAGATAGGGCAAAGCAATTAAGGGCTGAAGGAAGGAACGAAGAAGCCGATAAAATCATAGGGCTTGCATTAGGCCCGGCCGGTCTAACGACCGCAGGCATCGAAGGCGCCGGCGAATATTTTGGCACAAAGGGACTAACAAAACTATTTGGATTGTCTGAAGGTGTAATAGCAAAAAGAGGGGCAAAACAGGTAATAACTGACTTTTTCAAGTCCCTTGGGATTGAAGTGAGCACGGAAGCAGGACAGCAGGCTGGTGAAGCAGCGGTTGAGAAATACACAGCCATACGGCCAGAAGCACAGCCACTTGCCGAAGCTCTGAATGTCGTTGGGCCTACAGTGGTGTTGACAGGCTTGACCGGTATTGGTGGCGCAACATATGGCGCTGCCCGTGGAGACATCACAAGCCGTGGGTTACTTGAGCCTGAAGACCTGAAAGCAATTGATCGTGAACTTTCGATAAAAGCGAATATCGGTAATGCAACCACTCCGGATGAAGCGATACAGGCATTTGAAAACAATGTCGAGCTTGGCAAAAGAGCTTTCCCGATAGAACCGATAACCCAAGAGAACATACAGGAAATTACAGAGCCCATCACTCAGCCGAATTTCAATAAAAGCGCAATGGAGTCCGCAAAAGTATTTGAAAGCTATCCATCGCAATCACCGGCAGCGGACTCTGCTGCTGTTTTTGAAGATAAGGAAAGACAACGGATTGAAAAAATAAGACAGGCAGCAGAAATTGAACCTGATATACAAAAATTTCAGCGCAGGAGCGGTAAAAGATTGGCGAGTTCAAATGTTCCTATAATAAGGCCGGATACCTTTGCTGGTGAAATGGTTAAGAAAGCATCCGACTTAGCGCAGGAATTAGATGATAGAAAAAAAGCGATCCAAAAAGGAATTTTGAGATCTGATAAATATGAGAAAAGCAGAGAGCTTGAAGTAAGGGAGGCAATAAAAAAAGCTCTTGCGGCTGTAGAAGAATATGAAGGTGGGCAAGGGCTGTCTCCTGGAGAAACATTCAAGCATGAAAAGGGACCGGAAAGGGCTCAGCCCGGGGTGGCACCTGGATCAACCACCGAAGAGGAATCAATTAAGCCAGCGGTTGTCACCCCGGAAGCCATAGATTTTGGCCGTAGGAAGTCAGACAGGCGTGTTTTAAGCCGACCCGTAGAGGTAGAGCAACGTAAAACAGAAAGACGCTCTAAAACGCCTCTGAGGGCGGCTACAACCGATGAAATGTCCCTGCTTGATGAACTCGAAAGAGAGCTTGTCGGTGTCAGGATGAAGGAGGAACCTAATGCCACTGGAATACAAGAAGGAGAGAAACCACCTGGCAGGGAAGTATCGGAAGGAAGGGCTGAGCCGAAAGGCAGCGTTAAAGAAGGCGAAGAAGCAGGCGGCGATCAATTACTGGTACCGCCATCACAAGCCGGTCAACGAGGCGGATTAGATAAAACCGAGGGAAAAACTCAGACACATGATTACAGCAGCACTCAAATAAATATACCAGAAAAAGAAGCCGGTGAAATAAAGGCATATGCTAACAATATCCCAGAGAATGAGATTTATACCGACCCGAATGACGATTCATACGGTCGTGAGGATAACCCACACATCACCGTTCGATACGGGATGGAAACGGTGGACCCGAAAGAAATCGCTCCCGTATTTGAAGGGCTCGGGCCTATAAAGGCAAAGATGGGGAAGGTTTCTATTTTCGAAACAGACGATTATGATGTTGTAAAGGTCGATATTGAAAGCGAGGACCTGAAAGCTGCGAATAAAAAAGTAGGAGATACTGTTGACCTGCCGGGGGAAACCTTCAAGGATTATCTCCCTCATGCGACAATAGCATATGTAAAAAATGGGGAAGGCAAAAAATATGTAGGCGATAAAGCTTTCGAAGGTAAAGAAATAACAGTAGATTCTATCGTTCTTTCCGCAAAAGACGGTAAGATGCATGAGATAAAGCTTGCTGGTAAGCCAGAGCCGAAACCAAAAGAAACCAAACAAGAAAAAGTTTCACGTGAAACACCTGAAAAACAGACCGCAAAAAAGGTTGATAAAACCGAAAAACAGGAAAGAAAAGGAGAAACCACAGCAAAACTCGCTGACCTTCAGACAGCATCAAAGCTTGTCCTATCAGCAATCGAACGATCAGGTTTCCCGGTCGATAAACTCCGTGTGAAGCTTCAACCAATTATCAAGGCCAAGGCCGATCAAAAAGGAGCGACACTCGGTGTAACCGACACGAATGACATTGAATCTGTAATAACGATCGCACTCGCTCAAGACCTGATGGCCATGGAGCGCACAGCATACCATGAGCTTTTCCATATGGCTGCCCGGTGGCTACTCACAGACGCACAATACAAAACCCTTATGAAGATGTATAAGGGCAATGAAGAGGACGCAGCAGAGGGATACGCCGTATACCAGACCGATGGAACTGAACCGTCATCGAAACTTGTGAAACGCATATATGCGAAGTTGAAGACATTTTTCACGAAACTCCGCAACCTTCTCAGGGGTGCCGGATTCCAGACGGCTGAAGATATTTTCGGTAATCTTGAGATTGGTGAGGTTCGAGAAACCCCGAGGGGGGTCGGGCTTCAGGCGTCTAAGAACGAAAATGTCCTTGCCCCGGTATGGGTATCAAAGCTTGAGCAGGTTTTACACGAAAAGTTGCCAGGGGCAGGAACGCCGGGGCAAATAAAGCAGGCCGTCAATTCTTGGGCTAATAAAGGGCTGTTCAAGGCTGAAGAGTTGGATCATTCAGGGCTCATTGAATGGCTTGACGACCAAAAAGGCAAGATCACAAAGCAGCAGGTGCTTGATTATCTTGCAGAAAACAACGTGAAAATAGAGGAGGTTGTTAAGGGCGAGAGAAAAAGATGGTCGCCAGAACAGAAGCGATTGCTTGAGGCATATAAAGGTGAGAGGTACGAGGTAGAGAGAAAACGTGATTACGGTGGGCAGATTTCGCAACATAAAGCTAATATTCTTTTAAAAGAGATTGATGAAAGATATAAAAACGAATACGGGTTTTCTGAAGAAGATTTGGTATCGTCGTATAATATTTATGCAGATGGATACCAACCCGACGATACCAAGTTCTCCCAATGGCAAATGGAAGGCGAAAAGGAAAATTACCGGGAAGTGTTGCTGACGTTGCCAACAAAAACAGTCCCTATAAATGAGGATGCCATCAACAATGAACTCCTTGGATACCAAGATGAACTAAGAAAAAAGTATGGCCGCGATTTGTCATATGAAGAATTGTACGGTACGGCTTCGGCAGCAGAAAAGCAGGAGCTGGACAGGCTTAATAAATTACTCGAAACTGGTATGGAACAAACAAAAAAAGGAGATATATACAAATCGCCCCACTTCGACGAACCCAACATCGTGGTTCACGTCCGAATGAACGACCGCACAGGCCCAAATGGAGAGAAGATACTTTTTTTGGAAGAGATTCAGTCGGATTGGGCCGCGTCAAACCGAAAGGCTATCAGTGAAATTACCAAGCCACAGGGCGTCGGGGAACTTGGAAAGGATATCTTCGGCGCTAAGTTGAGTTCTGTGATGCCTATTGAGGCAGGTGACGGTGGAGTGCTGGCTATTCTTAAGCACGATCAGGTTCGCAGGGCTGTTATTAGTGGGGTCCCCATCGATGTGGTGGACCTCCTCGATGGTTTTGAGACGACGCTTGATGATATCCTCAACAATAATGCGGTGTTCTCTAAGCCAATATCTGATAAAACCAGGAGGAGGATAGGGCTTGCGGTCCTCAACTCTGCGAGAGAGGTCGGCGCATCTCTTAGAACAAAACTTTTGTCCTCGTTTGATTCTGGACGGGGCGACATAAACCTCCTTCCCACATTGAAGACAAGCGATCTTAGTACCCGCGAAGTTGTGGGGCTTCTTTCCCCTGATAGCATTTATCATGGTGGCTTGCCTGGTAGCACCCTCGCTGGTAAAGTAGCAGGAGCGGGAGCAGAAGTTGTCGATAGATCTACTAATGGCGCTGGGAGGACGGGAGAAAGTAACGCCGCAGTTCTTGCAAACAGCGAAAGCGGTGGGCCTATAGCAGACGTTGGAACAAAATCTCTTGGCGGCGCGGCTGGGCCGGACGGAAAAGGTTTTTCCGCATCTCTCACAAATCTTATCAATTGGCATAATAAACTCCTATCTAAGTCAGGCGCTTCACAGCAAGCATCATACATTAGCGGTCCTTTTGTGTCAACCACAAAAGGTTATGTCGGCTTGGCACTTCGCAGAGTGGTACGCTACGCCGCAGAGAACGGGTATGATTCTATTGCTTGGACTCCGGGTAGGGCACAAATTGATCGTTACGAGGAAGCACTACAAAAAGAAGTCGATAAAATCGAATGGACAAAAACGGATAAAGGCATCCAACTTGTCGGATACAAGAACGGCTCAAAAGTCGTTGATACGGTTGAAAAAGAAAACGCTATATCTGATGCCATTGGCAAATCTATGGGCGATAAGATTATTGAAAGCCCGGATCAGTCAGGAACATTTGAAGGCGATGAAATAACGGTTTCCAACACAGGAATGGCGGGTTTCTATGATCGTATCCTCCCCGCCGAAGTCAACAAGTTTTTCAATAAGGCGTCTTGGGGGAATGCGAAGGTCGAAAAGACTAACCTTTCTGAAGAACCGAATATGTGGTATCAGTCTGAAGCCGATGTTGACGGCAAGGAACCTCCTACGCTACCAGGGAAAGAAGTTTGGACCATTCCCATAACCCCAGAAATGCGCCAAAAAGCCCTATACCAAGGCATGACGCAGTTCAGAATAGACGGGGAAACAATAGACGATCACATCGAAAAAAGCACCTACGCATCATGGGATTTTCTGAAAAAGTACGCCAAAAACCTTTTGGAAGGTGTCGAGACGGGAAGACCCGATACAACAGTTCTTGACAGACTGCTTTCAGTGCCGATGCACTATTTCAACAAAGTCCCGTCAATGTGGGAGATTTACAAAGCAGGCTCCCGGAACAAGGACAATAAAGAGCATCTTTTCAACACGCTCAACATTGACCAGAACGGCGAGGACCAGAACGCCACAATCCGGAATCTTGAGAAAACAGACAAGCCCGGATTCAAAAAACTTCAGGAATATCTTGTTTCCAGGGACCGGGATAAGATCGGGTATAAGCTGGAACAGGACGGTGATATCTGGGTTGTAAAACGCCCGAACGGTATAGCCCTGAAGAGCAAATTCAAGTCAGAGCAGGAAGCGCTCAATTTTGCACTTCAGAAAGAGGCACACAATGCCAAAAAGAACGGCTGGACAGATGAGCAGGTAAAAGCCCTGATAGCCTTCAGGACGATCACAAACAATGGCTTTAACCTTCTTATGCAGCCTATGCGCGACCTGATTGCAAAAGCGGAGGCGCAAGGGGAGCCGATTAGAAAGATAAAGGTAAAATCATCGACCGGAACAAAGGAAATTAATTTGAAAAAGGCGCTTGCCGAAATGGGTGACGCCAGGGGATATTATTTCCCGAGGATACGGAAACCGGGAAAATATTCTTTGTGGGCGAAAAAGGAAGGTGCAAATCCGGAGCTTCATCATTTTGACAGCCGAACGGCTATGATGTTCAAAAAGACAAGACTTGAAAAGAAAGGCTATCAGGTTGATGTGGCACCAACTCGTAAAATGCCGGAAGACGTGTTTGAAATGGTCGGGCAGGTGGCGGCGTTCGAGGCAATGATGAACGAAGCTCTATCGAGTAAAAAGGGAGATGTCGACCACGATATCACTTTTCAGAACTTCATGCTTGAGGCCCTGGCCGAACAGGTGGCGGATTTATTCAAAGCCCGGGGCGCACGTTCTCATATGATACGCCGATCTAAGAAAACCGGTGAAGAGGTTTATGTTGGATACGAGGAAAATCCACTTATCGCCATAACAAAATATTCCAGAAGCTTGGCCGGCGGCGAAGCCAAAAAGAACATGGCGCTTACCATGGTGCGGGCGCTTACCGGGACTCAGGAAACATGGGGCGAATACCGAGAACGGATCGAAGGGGCCGGTGACGAGGCCGACTACGAAGATTGGAAAAAAGAAGTCCAGACCCGTAGAATAGATCCGATCAAACAGAAGAACGCCTACAAGGACGCCAAAACCTACATGGAGGACATGCTCCGCAACCAGGAATCAATCGACCGGATCATAGGCACCATGAAAGGCATCGCTGTGTTGAAATACTTGGCAGGCAGGGTATCGGCTCCCGTAGTCAACCTTACGAACATGGTGGCCGCGGTGCCGGCTACAATGAACGGTTATGCAGGTATCCCGATAAATAAAACTTTTGGGCATATTACGAACGCACTCAGGAATTACAAAACCTATAAATTCGGGGAAAAGAAAAATCTCGATAAGTGGACGAAACGAGCTATTGACCACATAGAGGATAAAGGATGGCACCAGGCGCAATATAACAAAGAGGCGCTTTCGGTTCTTCAGTCTAAACTCGGAAGGGCATGGAGCAACATAACGGATTTGTCAATGATGGGCTTTGGTGTTACTGAGCAGATTAACCGGGTTGGTACAATCCTCGGCGCGTACAAGGGGATCAAGGCACAGCATAAAGGCGAATGGACTTCCCAGAACCACATGGATGCACTTGAGACTGCAAAGACGGTCTCAGACAAGGCTCATGCCGAATACGGGAAAGCGAACTACCCGCACCTTGCCCGAGGCGGTAACCCAGCGGCCAAGATGGCACAGGTGTTTTATGTGTTCCGGACCTTCTCACACAATTACCTTTTGACCATGAAGGATCTCGGTTTTAACCAGAAAAACCCGAAAGCGGCGCTTTATATGATGTTTGCCCCCGCTATTCTGGCCGGCGCTGGGGCATCGGTAGCAACTCCTATACTTTCTGCAATAGGGCAAATGCTCGGCGCCGATGATCCTGAAGAAAGCTTTTACAAATGGGTAGGCCAGGAGTTCGGTGGAACCGCTTCGAATTATGCAAGATACGGAATCGTAGGGTTAGGAGGCCGTGGAATATCTTTAAAGGGGTCTTTGGCAATTAACATACTTGATGTCCCGACATCACTAAACGACCTTGTGGGGGCCCCTGGGAGCGTAATCAGCGATATATATGAAGGAGGCCGGAATATCATAAGAGGTGATATTTCGAAAGGCATTGAGGGTATTCTTCCGCTTGCCCTATCAAGCCCGGTTAAGGCGTACAGGGAATATACCGAAGGGCTGACGACCAGAAACAACACCCCAATATTTTACGGAAAGGACCAGGCCCGGGCGACGCTTACTGATGCTTTGATAAGGGGACTATCATTTAACCCATCGAGGGTAGCAGAAATAAGAGAAAAACAATGGAAAGAGTCAAAGATTGAACGCAACTATTCTGAAATTAAAACGAACATCTATGCACGTATAAAAAAATTCTATTTACGACCAATGCATAAACGGTTAAAATCAGAGTGGGTGGAAATTCAAAACGACATAGACGCTTATAACAAAGGCGCGAGCAAGTACCCGCATATGTCCAAGATAACACCAAAAACGATTAAAACAATGCTCAAAAGAGCTTTTAGACCGTCAAAAAAGGAACGGATGAGGGAGGCTGCTTAAATGGCTGGAACTTGCTCAATAATTAAAGATATAGGGCCGACAATGTTTAGGGGTATGTACCTTCAAACCAGGGAAATCGGTTGGCGTTGGGTTGCGGATGGAAGTGGAGATGTATCCGGGGAAGGCGGCATAAATATCACTGGGGCAATAGTAGGAGCTAGGTTCGCGCCGGATACTGGGGATACGCAACCTTTAGACCTGTATGATGTCACTGTTGTAGACGGCAATGGGGTTGATATCTTAATGGGAGTAGGAGCAAATGCCCCACAAAGTCTTACATCCACGACAAACTACAGAACACCGGTGACAAGCGATAATGGGTTTCCGTATCTTGTAGATGAAAAAATAACACCGGTGGTCGCAGGTGCAGGTGCAGCGAATGCTGGGTATATTTATATTACCTTAAGAATATAGGAGCATAAAATGAAAAAGGTATTTTTTTTAATTACTTACATATTTTTAATTGCGGCTATTGCGTATGCAGGCGCTTCGCTCGAAGACCAGTGGTCAGAGAATGAATCCGGCTCTCTCAAGTATGCGGCAAAGATATCATGCAACGATAATGTTGCAACCGAAGTGCTCCCTACAAAATTGCTCGGGACGTATCTTTATGAGGTAAAGCTTATAACTTCAACGGATGACACCGTGGATCTATCAATAGATGATGAAGATGGGGTCCCGTTCTTTTCAAAGTCATATACAAGCGCAACGTCTGGAGATAGAGACCAACCAGACGCTTTCTGGCTTATTACCCCGTTGGATAATCCTACATATTCATTGTCGAACATGGATGGCGGTGGGACCGCGACATTAATATTTAAAGGGATCGTAAAATAATGAAAAAAATACTCCCTATTGCAATGTTGGTTTTGATTTTATTAGTAGTTCCTATATTATCTTATGGTTTGAGCGTGCCTGGTTCCCCGCGTGATAGAGACATAAGAAAAATAAGCGGGCAGGGTGAATTTGAAGACCTTATTGTCAAGCACACAACTTCAGGGAAGCCACTTAACATCTACGGATCAACCATAGTCTTGACCGATACTCTTGACATTCCGGTTGGAGTTTTTTCTTTTAACGGAAGTGGACTGACCTTAGATGCTTCAAACTTGACCTCCGGGTACGCAGTAAGATTCGTACCAAGCGCGTCACAAGACAACAACGCGGTATATGAGATAAACGGCTTGACTGTTATAGGCCCTGACTCTGACAGCTCGACTCTTGACGGTGTGTTTATAGGCCGTGATACTGACGGAAACACGGCCGGGGTGGTTTTCAGGAACATTGAGATAAGCGGTTTCAGGGACAATTTGTACTTAGACACGTACACATGGCGAAATCAATTTCATAACCTCGTGAGTCACGATTTTCATAGATACGGAATAAACGCCCAATTAGGGACATCGGCAGGGGAGGACATTTCTTTTTTCGGCGGGTCTATTTACAACGGCACTAACGCTTCGCATGATTCAACGGCATTTTACGCGCCCTATCCGGGGAACGCAGACATGTATTTTTATGGCACTGCGTTTGATTACAACGATATCGATCTTGAATTGGAGCAGGGTAATTTTCTTTTTTCCGGCTGTCATTTCGAGGATAGCAACGCTTATCCGTTCGGGCTGTTTTCAAACGACACAGGAAGCAAGCTGACAGTGTTTTTTGAGGGCGGGATGTTCACCGCAGGAACCACAAAAGCCGTTTGGATTAACTCTGATGATGATAATATTTACTGTACGTTTAACGGGACTCATTTCTATACGTATGGCAATGCGGACGATTCCGAACTCGTACAGGTTGACAGCGGATATCCTGTTTACCGTTGGAATAATGTGTCACTAATTGCAGACCCTGGTGAATCACCAAGGCTTTCAGCGTATTTCAACCAGATTGGAAACCCGGGTCTTGAAACAGGCGACACTACTTACTGGACCATCAACAATTCCGCGAACGTAACGCATTCGATAGACGCCGTTACCTATTATGCGGGCGCCGATGCGCTTAAAGCTACAGGAACAACCGGTGCCGCTAACGGTTCAGCAACTCAAGCCATAGACATAGGAGACAAGCAATCCGTTCTGTTTTCAGCCTGGGTAAAGAGTAACTTAACAGACGGGTACGGGTCTGTATTAATTAAGTTTTATTCAAGGGATGAGACTCTAATCAGCACTAAAGAGTTTTCAGCACAAAGAGTGTCAGGGGTGACTGATTGGACAAGGGTATGCGGTTATTTTCGTGTACCGCCTAATGCTCATTTTGCCAGTTTGCAGCTTTATAGTTACGCAACGATAGGTGACTTGTGGTTTGATGATATTGAAGTCTGGTTATATTAAAGAAATGATGATTGGAAAAGCAATAGGCACTCATAGGCAACATATTTCATTAGAAGGAGATTGGATAATATGGTAAAAAAAATCCTATGTGAAAACAAGACACTGATAACGTCCATTTCGAAGATTGTCGTTTCTGTTTCATCGATTCTTGTTGCGGGCGGTATGATATGGCTTATCTCCACTGTGAACGCAAACGAGCGCAAGGTTGCATCCCAAGAAACCAGACTATTGAAACTCGAAAAGGTAAGCGAAGACAGGACTAAGATTTTATCTAACATGAACAGGGAAATTGGCGAACTTGGATCAATGATTCGGTTTTTAGCTGAGAAGGCCGGGTATGAAGATGAGTAAAAGCCCATGAGAAAATATATAATCCCATACGCGGTGCTTGATAAAAACGGGTGGGCAACAGCCGTAAATGTTTTTAATAACTCAAGGTACACGACTGCGTTCGATATTAAAATATATAAGCAATACAAGGGATTATACGCTAAAACCATTTCTAAGAAAGTCGCCCCATATGGAAGCCTGTCAATTTTACCTGATGAGTTGAACAAGCTGGTGATGGACCCAAACGGTGCTGCTGTCCTGGAGTTTTTCTGCTCCAATGATCTGATTATTCAGTGTGGTATGTGGAACACTTATGTCGGGTATGACATCATACCGGAAAAGCTTGTCCCTGACGAGAAGCTATCTGATTTAGTAAGGGGCAATGTGCTCGACTCTAATATGATTGTACAGTACAGCCGTGATTTAGAAGCGTCTAACTATCTGATTTATGGTGGAAACACAACTGACAGCTACATGCTTGACAGCCATTTTGAAATCATAGACGCGATTGCTAAACGGCTATTTCATTCGTTTCCGGATCGTCTTGATCGATACCTACGGGTTGGCGATTGTTCCCCAATAGTAGGCAGCGCAGGGGGGCACCCTGAAGGGCATAACGATAAAATGACGGCCGACTTTGATTATTATGTTTTGTCTGAGAGTAACACCACTCAATACCGACCCGGAAAGCCGGGAGATTGGTGCTGGCCGATAACCGACATTTGGAAAACACCGGGTATCGAGATTAATCCAAAGATATTCGATTGGGAACGGAATTACTGGTTGATGAGGTATTTGTATACGGTTTTTAAATCGCCTAATATTCGTGTGTCTGATGCTATCTACAGCTATATGAGTTCAAAGATTCAGCTTAAATACGGCCAGGAAGCGTACATTGAATTTGGTCAAAATGTTCAGCGCGACCCTGGAACAAAGTTTAACCACCATACCCATATGCATGTAGCAATGGGATCTGTTTTTAACAAGGAGGCTCATATATGATTGACTTTATTAAAGAATATTGGCCTATCATTATCCTTGTAGCTGGGTTTTTAACAGCTGTATGCGCAGCAGCAGGGAAGTGGATGCTAAATAACGACACTAAATGGGACGATGCTTTAGGCGCAAAACTAAAGTGGGTTGCAGGCTTGCTGACAGCAATCAAAAACGCATTTAAAAAATAAGGAGGAAGCATGAAAAAACTAATCATTGTGTGTATGTGTATAATGTTTATCGGG